AAGTAATCCATTAAGTCTAACAGTCTAAAATATGTCCTGCCTTTATCTGTCCAAGGTTTATGTAACAATAACTCATCACGTTCTCTAGCAGGTCTTTCTGTGCAAAAAGATTCTAAAAGTTCCATAAAATGACCTTCAGTAGAGCTTTCTTTAGGTACTTCTACTATGGTTATAGCGTCTAGTAACTGTTGTATAATCTGATTCCATACGTTTTCTTTTACCTTAGGTGGTATCTTATTTAGAGCGTCCATACACTTACGCTGAAACCTGTTTTGATTTAATAAGTCGTCAGTCTCTAACTCTAGACGACCTCCTTCTACATCCAGGAACCATATCGGTGGGTCACTATCCTGTTTTGTAAGGTTACTGAACAAGGGTGTTCCTCCGTTAGCACCTATACCAAACTTACGAGTTCTACATAAAGGACTATTACAATGACTGGCTATAGGTTGATCATTACACTTATAGAAGTAATCTTTTCTTTGTAGTTGTTTAGCTACTGTTAAAACTTCTTGTGCCCCTAGTGGAGGTTGCATAAACTTTATGTTTACATCCTCTAACCTTTTCTCCCAGTCATCAGGAAACTTCTTCCTTAAGAAAACTCCTACATTAAATAGACCAGAGTTTCTCGATCCTTTAGGAAACCCCTGCACAACTAAATGCTGTATACATGGTGGTGCTTGGTCTAACCAGTTCATAGTTTCGTTTAAAGGACTAGCCTCTAATCGTTCTAAAGCACTTGGTTTTAATTCTATTTCTTTTGTATAGTTTAAAAATTCTTCAGGTGTTAATGCGTTTCCGTCTTTACCGTATGCATATCGTGTGGAGTTCTCTCCTCCAAAATATGGCATGTTTAAAGTGCTACCTCTGTCTCCCCTATCTAATAATAGTTTAGTTTGTTTTGGAAATATCTCTACTTGTCCGTAACCTATAGCAGCAGCAATCTGTCTTAGCTTTCTTTGCAACATAGATGCTGATACTGGTTCAGTTAAGAATATATAAATGTGTGCTCCACCGCTTTTACTACGGCAAAGAACCAATGGTAATTTTTGCTTTGCTATCTTTATCGCTAAATCTTTTAAATCTAGCTGATACTCGTCAACGTCTATGGCTCCCCAAACACAGGTATTGTGTTCGTCTATCGCTACAATACCTACACTTTGATGACCAGACAAGTGGTCTTCCCATAACTTTAATAAGTCACTATCAGATAGTTCCTTTGATATAGTAATGTTTTTACCACTTGCCTTTCCATCTTCTCTAGTTTCATTGCTAGCTGTGAAAGTCCCATACGCTTGACGTAGTCCCGCATAGCGTACAGCAAACTCCTTTGCTAACGACATAAGCTATCTCCTTCTTATATAGCGTCGTTAACAACATCGTTTTGCTGCTCTTGTTTAACATCAACATCACCAGTCCTAGCAGCAGACATAAAGTCTTTAGCCATCATAGCTATAGGCATAGCCGTAGCTCCCTCTTGGTTAATGCTATAAGCATTCCAACTACCTTTATCGTTAGACTGAGTAGTAGATGTTAGTCTATAAGTATAAGCAAACATTGGAGCCTCTACTGAATCGCCTTTAGAGTTTTGCACTCTAGCCATTCTTAACATAGTTAACCACTTTCTAGAAACACCTAACTGAGTAGAGGTAAATGCAAGAACTGCTTGTTGTGCAGTATCTTCTTTAACAACTAATACGAAGAACTGAGCTGTTTCAACAATCTCATTACCTTCGGGGGTGTAGTATCTTCTATCGTCTGGATTTCTAGTACACCTAGATAGTATAGATATGTCATGGTTAGCGTTTACAAGACCGCCACCTTTCTCTCTAGGAATCCATTCGATGTACTTTTTATTATAAGCACAAGGAACTATAGATACCCCTTCTTCTCCATCGTAAGCTTCACCTGTAACAGTGTTGAACAGGTCTCCTGCACTAGCCCCTGCTATATAGCTTCCGTGTTGTTTTTGTAGTTGCGGTGACATCGGTTGTAGAACTCTAATAAAGGGGATCGCAAAATCCTCTGTAGTAGTTTCTTCTAATCCTGTGCCGCCTGATAGTAAACTATCGTCAAACGTACTTAGTGCTGTAGTCTTTGCTTCAGCTATTTCATTTTTATTATCTGCCATATCATTAATCCTTTTTAATTGTAGCTTTAGTACCTATATAGATACCAAAGGGCTCGGTTGGTATATCATTCCCCGAAGTAAACTGCTCTTTAACAAAAGCTTTCAGTGTACTAGGGTGAACACTTTGACGCACCTCTGGTGATAGTCCTCTAGATTGCAAAGCTGAAACGGTTTCATCAACCACATCACTTTCCTCACGACCAAACTTTAAAAGAACCTCGTTCTTTATAAGTCCTTCGTGACCATTAGATACTAGCCATTCATACGCTTTTTCTTGGTTTGCCTTAGATATATGAGCGTTATAAAACTCATTAATGGAGATTTTCTCTCCAGTGCTGAGTGTTATTTGAGTTAGCCCTGCCGATTGCATCGCATCAGGTAACTCTTGCTCCGAAGTCAAACGAAGTTCTTCCTTCTTAGCTTTTAAATCAGCTTCTATCTCAGATACTTGCGTAGCGAGTTTTAACTGTTTATTAGCTAGGGTGGAAACTATAGAGAGTTCTCCATCGGTAACATCATTAGTCCATTCCTGAACATCTGCTGTACCTACTAAGTCCTCAAAGGTCGGTTTATTTTCAATCATCTATTTCTCCTTTCTGGTGTAAATCAATATCAACGGGATAATATAAGCCTTCCTGTCTATCCCATTTTAAGATACTATATTTACCTCTATTATAAAATGCAGCGATAGAACACGCTACGCCAATGGCGGCAGGATCGCCTATTAATAATAAGTAATCACCTTCTTTATAGTCGTGTAGAATACTTTTCATTCTACGAACTGAAGGGGATGCACTTAACATAATTTGGGTGTTGGAAGGTAATAGAACTTCAAAATCACCGAACTGCCTAGCAGAAGCGATATTGCGTCCTGGAACTTCTTGTACAACATATACTGTCACTATTTTCTCCTTTCTTATTTCTAGTTACGTTTTAAATAATATATAGCATAAACGGCAAAGTAAAGCTATTACCGATATGTAGTTTTAAAAACTAAAAAACTTTTCTAAAAAACTTTTCTATAGTAACTAATATCTTTAATAGACTAATACTGACTTTAACTTTACTCAGTATTTAAGAGGTTCTACCAATATTAGTTTTACTATAGTCAATATTAGAAACTCTATAACTCTATTAGAGGGCATAAGAAAAGTATTCTCTTGGGCTACTATTTATATACTTTTGTAATATATAATGGGAACTAGAAATTAGAAAGGTATCACATGAATTATAAATTTAAAACGAAACCGTATGAGCATCAGCTTGAAGCGTTAAAAAGATCTTGGAATAAGAAAGAGTACGCTTATTTTATGGAAATGGGAACGGGTAAGTCTAAAGTCCTTATAGATAATATAGCTATGTTATACGACAAAGGCGGTATCAACGCGGCTATCATAGTAGCTCCCAAAGGGGTTTATAGAAACTGGTCTGAGAAAGAAATACCTGCCCACATGCCAGACCACATAGAAAAACATATTGGTGTATGGACCCCCGCACCAAACACAAAACAAAAGAGAGAATTAATTAAACTCTTTGAAGTAAACCATGATTTAAAATTACTTATTATTAATGTAGAAGCGTTTAGTACAAAGAAAGGAGTAGCTTTTGTTGAGAAGTTTATCTTAGCCCACAACGTTCTAATAGCCGTTGATGAGTCTACTACTATTAAAAACCCTAAAGCACAAAGAACCAAAAACCTTTTGAAGTTAGCAGTCAATAGTAAGTACCGCAGAATACTTACAGGGTTTCCTGTTACTCAATCGCCTTTAGACTTATACAGTCAAAGCACTTTTCTATCCCCACAACTACTAGGATATACATCGTTCTATTCGTTTCAAAACAGATATGCAAAACTTATTAACAGAAAAATGGGGGCTAGAACTTTTAGACAAGTTGTAGGTTATCAAAACTTAGAAGAGTTGACTGGAAATGTAAATGAGTTCTCTTATAGGGTGCTTAAGAAAGAGTGTTTAGACCTTCCTGATAAAGTGTATCAAAGAAGAGAAGTCGAGTTAACTACCGAGCAAAAGAAAGTTTATAAAGAACTTAAAGACTATGCTATAGCAGAACTTGATTCACATGAACTTGTTAGTGTAACTTCAGTGTTAACACAAATACTAAGACTACACCAAGTGGTTTGTGGTTTTGTTAGAAATGATAACGGAGACGAGGTTGAAGTAAAAAGTAATCGTTTAGATGAGTTAATAAACATACTAGAAGAAGTACAGGGTAAAACCATTATTTGGGCTAATTACCAATACGATATAAAAAGAATATTAAAAACACTACACAACATAACAGGGGTTAATAGCGTAGCTACTTATTATGGAGAAACACCAGACGAAGAACGTCAAGAAATAATAAGACGATTCCAAGATCCAAACTCAGAACTAAAATACTTAATCAGTAATACTCAGACAGGGGGTTATGGTATAACGCTCACAGAAGCAAGTAACGTAATTTATTACAGTAATAACTATGACCTTGAAAAACGACTACAGTCTGAAGACCGTGCTCATCGTATAGGTCAAACCAATAAAGTAACTTATATTGATTTAGTGGCTAAAGGAACGGTTGACGAAAAGATTGTAAAAGCTTTGCGTAACAAACTTAGTTTAGCCCAAGAAGTTTTAGGTGACGAACAATGGAAGGACTGGATTGCCTAAGCAGTTCTGAATTTCATAAGGTCTGACATAGCCTGTTCTTTAGACATACCACCACCCATATCACCCATAACATTAGACATAGCCTGTTGTTGTATCTCAGGTTTTTGTAAGTTGTCCATAATCATTTCTCTTAATACATCGTTCTCAGACATACTACCGCCACCTTGACGGTACAAAGGTCTTCCCATATTAGCATACATAGGTCCACCCATGTTTCTTTTCATTATTTGATCAACGACTTCAGGGTTTGTTCTTTGCAATGCTTGTAATCCAGGATTTAATTCACCACCCATATTAGCATACATAGGTCCACCACCCATTTTATAATCAACATAACCACCGCCTCGCATCATTTGAGGTTCTTGACCACCTTCAACACTAGCCATTAACATAGCTTTAGCGTTATCTAAAACAGCAATCGCTGCTCCTATATCACCTTGTGCTCTACCCACAACAGCTTCTGCTAACATAGCTGAGTCTTGTTCCATGTTCATTTGAGGATCTTCTTGTGGTTGTTCTTGTCCTTGCATAGCCATTTCACCCATTCCAGGATCCATAGGAGGTCCACCACCACCCATCGGAGGTTGTCCACCACCCATTGGAGGCATTGGAGGTTGTCCACCACCCATTGGAGGCATTGGAGGTCCACCACCACCCATTTGTGGAGGCATTGGAGGTGCGTTTTCCGTACCGCCTTGCGTTCTTATATTCATTAAATCTTCTATTCCTGGCATCTTTATCTCCTTGGTCGGAATCCCGCTTGGAACACCTGTGTTGTTAGTGTATCACCTTGTCCGTTCATTGGCAACTGTGATATACCTTTGTTTAAATACTTACCGTTTTTTGCTCCTGTTGGTTCGTTCATAGCTATGAACCTAAGATCGTCATCTATCGGTGGAACGTATATTCGATCGTCTCTTCTAGGAGGCGGCATTCTTGGTGGTTTTATTATTACCCCTGAATCAGGTGGTTTATTAGGTCCAAATCCTGGAGCTTGACCAAACTGTTGAGGAGTCATTTGCCTATTTAAAGGTGCTGCTCCACTATCTGTTGCATACGGTTGGTATGGGTTTTTAAGAGGTTGTCCTGTGTAATAGTTTACAGGTCCAGTCGGTCCTTGATCCTCTGGTGGCGGTGGCGGTGGTGGCGGTGGTACATACGGTGGATCTTCAGGAGGTAAGTACGGTGGGTACGGAAAATTAGGATATCCTGGAATACCTATAAAACCATCTCCAATTCCAATAGTATCATCAAAATCGCCTTCACCAGGATCACCAAGTCCAGGAGGAAAGTTTATTGGAGGAAAGTTTATTGGTAATCCATCAAAAATACCTTCGTAAGGGTTTCCAGGAATCGTTGGAGGTATAACAGGGTCACTTGGTATACTCGGAGGAACATAACCACCAAAATCATTATCGTTAAAACCATTACCTATAGTATCAAAAAAATCTCCTTCCCCAAAATCAGGTGTGAAATCAAATGAAGGCGGTGCTACAGGCGGTGGTGGCATAACGGGTGCTACAGGCGGTGCTACAGGTAGATTTACGGGAGGTAATCCTCCTGTTAAGAAATCGAAATCAGGTATGTTAAAAACAGGTTCTGGTTCGTTAATAAAATCATACGCAGGAATACTGTTGACAGGTTCTGGTGCGGCTACTGGAGGAGCAGGTGGAGGTGTAAACACAGGCTCTTCTCTAAACGCTGGAGGTTCATCAAAACTTGGAGGCGGGGTGTAAACAGGATTAATTTCACCAGTAACTCTTTCGTATGGATTAAAGTCTCCAGTTGAAACAGGTTCTGGTGCCATAGGTTCGCCTATACTATCTCTAAAATCTCTTTCATCCATACTACCCATGTAAGGGTCACTGAACAAAGAATCAGGATTGAAAGGAACGCTTTTTTCATTAGGCATTCTAGGGATTACTGGGTCTACTCTTGGTTGAGGAATACCACCAATACCTGCGGGAGAAAAAGGTTCTTCTGATAACTGTAATATCTCAGGAAGCGAAGCTATCCCTTGTTCTATTTCAGTAGCTTCAGTGTTTTTAAAATCAGCCACATCAGCTTCATACTGATCAGTTGCATTAGTTGCTGCATCGTTAGCTTCTTTTCTTACTTTGATAGCTTCCAGTGCTTTGTCTAAAGCATCTTGGTCTATTTGTGGGGGTACATAAACAGGTTCTTTGAAACTACCCATGTAAGGATTTCCTTGCAAGGAATCAGGACCAGGTAATGTAAAAGGATTAAGCCCTTGTCTATCCTCTTGCGCGAGAAGATTTACATCCTCTCGCATACTTGGAAATGGATTAAATCTTCTCGCCATTATATAGCTCCTCCCATCTCTATTATTCTACTAGGTATTTCAGAATTTAACATCTGAACTCTTTCTGTAGTAGAAACATTTTCAGGTGTTTTTTGTTTCTTGTCTGTTGTATCATAATATTTCATTTCGTTACCCAGGTCATTAGCGACTACCATATTATACGAGGTTAAGAAACTAATAAATCTTTGTGTTTTTTCCCTGCCTTGTGCAAACTTCATAGTTCTTTCAAATAGTTCTGGGTCTAATAACATTTGACCAATAAACTTACGAGAATTTTCTGCTTGTCTGTTTGTTATAGCTGTAGCCCTTCTACCTGTTTGTGTCAAAGGTGGTATTAATAGTCTCATTAACATTCGAGCACCTTCTATGTTAGCTCCAGGACCGTACTCACCTTTAGCTAATGCTCCCGCAACACTTTCTGAAGGAGCTGCTCCAATCTCTCTTTGAACTACTGTGTTTAATATTTTTAAATTTTTTACAAAAGCTTTACCGTCTTTTTTACCAAGCAACGGAGTCATAAAACTGTCGAAAGTTAGTCGTGGACCTGTAACTTGTTCAGGACCAAAACCTTCTTTTAATAGTCTATCTAAACCAGCAGCATCTACTGCAAAACCACCCCCTTGTTTTGAAGTTATTATGTCTTGCATTAAATAACGTTTAGTAACTTGGGCTACTTGTTCAGATAGTTCTGGGTTGTCTTTAATAATCGAAGCAAGGTATTCAATGTCTTCTAGAACACGACCTGATTGTTTTTGAGTTTTTCCAGTAGCTAAAATACTCTCGACAATATTTGTCATTACTTTATCAGGTTCTCCTGCATTGACCATTCCAAAACGGGCTTGTATCTTTAATATATCTTCATTGGTTTTTTCTAGTCCTTTAATAACTTTATCAAAACCTCTCTTGTTATAAAATCGTGATGCAAACTGTTTATCACCAAACACCGCTCTTAGTGTTCCTTCGTTATCTTTAACAAACTGTCTATAATTTTTAGCTATTGCCATAGCTGATAAATCAGGATCAGATAATACTTCTCTTTGTATGTATGCTGCTAATCCTTCTTGTATTTGTAATACTTCATCTGAACCGTTTGTTTTTAACACGGTCATTAAATCAGTCATTGGTTTATTTTGTTTACTTCCTTTAGCTACGGTATTAAACATATACTCAGCTACTTTTTCAGGACGGTTTTGTTGCATAAGAGAACGTATTGCTTGACCATTAGATAGTTCAAGAGCTTCCCTTTGATTACTCCACGCTTTTCTTAGATCATCACCGTATTGGTTTTGATTTATCCAATCACTAAGTGTTGCTTTTTGCGACATAGGTATTCCTGATTCAACAGAAGCACCTTCTCTTACTAAAAGATTCATTTGATCTTCTAAACCACGTTCTAAACTTCTAGCTAGTTTTGCAATACCACCTTTACCGTCAGGAAGATTACTAGCAAAATCATTCAAGGCAACTCTTGCTGAATTCAGCTCGTTTATAGTAAAACTAGGTGATTCAAACTTACCGCCCTTACCTTTACCTGTTAGTCTTTTTATGGTGTTTCTGCTTCCTGCGGGTATTAAATTGTATAACTCTCTAACCGCTTCGTCTCCGTCGGCTCTACGTAAAAGTTGACCTGCTTCTCCTTTTCTTGCGTTTAACCATTTTTGAGCAGGAGCTCGTGTATAACCAGCACCTGTTTTTAAATTTGTGTAACGAGGATTATTTAAAGCAGAAGTCCAAGCCTCATTGAAAGGCTCTACGTACTGTTTTCTAATCTCATTTAGTCTTGTTTGTGTTCTTTCGAAGATGGGACCACTAGAAGCTGCTGAATTATCAACTTGTTTAAGTAAAACTTCTCCTGCAACAGATGCATCATCAGCTCCACCTACTTGACGTCTTACTTGGTTAATCATGTCGTAGGCTTGGTCATCAAATAAATCTATATCTTTTTGAGCCATGACTCTAAGACCTTCAGAAAGCGTAGCTCCTGTTGCATCGTCTAAGCCAGCAGTTGATGGTCCTATTTTTTCGTTTAATACTCTTACAAACTCATCTATAACTTCTTGGTTGCCGTCTTTTAATTGTTTATACAGTTCTTTTAATTTAGGATCATCAGCATTTTTCAAGAATATTGCTTCTAAATCAGCCGCACCTGTTGTTCCTGCTTCTGATGTAAAGGTTGGGTTATACCCGTCTTTTCCAAAATCAGCTGCGTATTTATCAGTTAATTCATTTATTTGATTTCTAACTTGTTGTACAGAAACATCATCACCGTATAACATTCCTGGATTAACAACGTTGTCAGCATTTCTAGAAGCTTGTAACGCATCATCGATAGCTTCATAAATAACATCAGGAGCGTCTTTGGTTTTAAAAATACTTTTATAAAGTTTTATAAGAGCTCTAGAAGAAACTGTTATAGCAGCAGTACCTCCGAAAGCCCAAGCACCGATAACACCTGCTTCTTTTAACATCTCTATTTCATCTAAATCATGATAGCCTAATTTCTTACCCGCTAACAAACGAACATAATCACCACCTGCTGCTCCTATAGCTGAAGCTCCAGACAAACCTAATACTTTTGCTGTTTTTGAGACTATGCCTCCTAGAGGACCTGTTTTACCAAAACCAAATTTTTTCCCACCGTAAATAGTGGCAGCAATATCTCCTGCAATAGCAGGAAATTCTTGAGCTAAAAACTGTACTGTGTCGTCTACGGTCATTTGTGGTGAATTAATAACTCTGAAATCTTCTTTTTCTTTAGCTACCAGCTCATCTAAAGAAAAATCTTCACCCAATTCTCCTTCAGCCTTGAAAGCAATACCTAAAGAAGGTTTGCTAGGGTTTATGTAGACATATTCTCCTTTTAACCCAATCTGTTCACCTATGTTTTTATAGTTATCTATAGTCATGTTACGAGGATTTAAGGCAACCATTCTATTAAACCTGCCTTGATCGTCTGAGTTTTCAAACTGTATTTGATTATCAGGAGAAGGATCAAAACCAAGAGCAGCTATTTCTTTTGATTTATCTAAACCAAAAGGTTTGAAAGGTTTTGACCGTTTATCTATTTCACGTTGATCAAGAATATTAAAACTCATATCAGGACTTAACTGATTCATCGGATCGCTTTGAAACTCGTTATAACTGTCTAAACGTTTTTGATACTCAGGATGACGTTCGTACATATCATAGTCAACAGGTGCTCTGTTATAAGGAGCAACTCTTTTTTCCCAATTAACAGCCGTCTCTATTCGTGTTATTTCTTCAGGAGTGTATATTTGAGAAGCTCTAGCTTTAACTTCGGGACTATACATATGCGTTGCTAATTGTAATTCTTTAGGCGACAACAACTGACCGTAAGTAACGTTTGAATTATCTTTTAAAGTTTGTTTAGATAACTGTGCCGCTGCTTCATCTCTTAAAGCATAAAACTCATTTTCTTGTTGTTCGGTATACTCCATCACTAATACAAGTCCTCTATAGCTTTTAAGTCTTCATCTAACCTAGCACTTGCATTTGGTTTAGATGTTGCGTCTGCGTTAAACTCAGAACCTGCACGTCTTTTATGTTTTTGATAACCCACAACATCAGGAATTTTACTGTAACGTTTGTAAAAGTTTTTAAAGGTGTATCCCTGTGCGTTTGTAAAATCTGGTTTACCGTCTACTACAGGAGGTTCCCAATAACCAGCAATAATACTAGTAAACATACCATCATCTAAAGGATACGTACCTGAACTCAATCTGTTTTGAGAAATAGTTCCTTGTACTACGTTATCTGTTTGTCTAACCAAGGTGTCTACAAAAGTTAATATATTATCTTTAGCTGTTTGTGCATCTTGTGTAGCACCGAAACCAACCATTTGTAAATGGAATGCTAAATCTTTATCAGATAAGGTTCTACCTGTTTGTCCATTGGCTGCTGCTGCAGCATAAGCTAACTGTAACATCGTTGCTCTAGTTCTAACATCGTTATATGCCATGTCTCCTAAACTAGCTCTAAAGTTAACTCCTGGATTACCTTGTTCGAAAGCCTCCATAGCCGCTTTCATCTGTTCATCATCGCCCGACTGTATCGCTGTGTATAACTGTTTAGATAGTTGACCAGAACCTTCTCTGCCGTTTGAACCTGCAACACCGTTTTGTATATCATCGGCTGTAGCAAAAGATCTTAATACATCACCACCACCTATATAAGCACCTATTTGTTGAAAGTTAGATGTGGCTGAGTTAAGTAAATTACCTATATTAGTAACTGTTGTTAATGGGTTTTGACTTGGGTCTTCTATACCTTTATCAAGCATTCTAACCATCTCATTAGTAAGAGTCATTGTTCCTAGTAATGCGGTGTCTTTCGCGTTAAGTTCTTTGTCTTGTTTAGTTAGTTCAACTAATCTAGGGTCTTTCATTTGAGTAGCTAAATCGGTTGTTGGCTTGTATTTTTGTTCTATCCAGTTACCTTCAAGAGCTTTTATATTTGTGTAGCCTGTTTTTTCATCGTTCATAACATAAAACTCGCCTCTAGGGTCAACAAAACCACTACGGTAATCATTAACTCCAGCTTTAGCTTTATCAGTATCTTCGAATACTTTATATTGTAGGTTGTCTACATCTTTTAAGGCACTGTTTAAAAAAGTTGTTCTGTTTGTTTGTTTAGTTAACCTAGATGTTTCTTTTTGTTTGTCTATAGCTCTAGAAGTAACAGCGTAATCTTTTGCACCCCTACCCATTTGACTACCTACAACCATATTTAAGATTTCATCCATGCCAAAAGTATCTTTTTCTTCAGGCTCTCCATATAGTTTGTAAGCGTTTAACTTAGCTTCTGCTTTTCTATTAGCTTGAACATCTTCTAAATTAGTAGGGTCTTGTACCATACCACCTATACTATCTAAATACTGTGAATCTGTCATAGTTTCAGGAGTATCTTTAAACATGTTCATAATACCTTCTAAAGCTACAGGTAAAAAAGGTGCTAAAGTTTCTTTTAATTCAGGCTCGGGTGTACGTCTAGGAGCTCCTCTTGCTGTAGGAAATCTCATAGCTTGTGCAGGAAGCTTTACTGGAGTAATTCCAGAACTTCCTTTACCACCACCGAAAGTTGGGAAGGGTAAAAACCCTCCTATACCTCTGTTACCGTTTGCCATTATCTTGTTATACCTCTATCCTAAAGTTGATCATCTAACTGGTGTATATTCCTGGAATTCCTGGAACATTAAAACCAGGAGGAGTGTATCCAGGAGTTCCAGGTGGTGTTACAGGAGCTCCAACTCCAGGAGGCTGTAATCCTGGTCCTATTCCACCTGCTGCTGGAGTATATCCACTATACTGACCAGCAGGAGAACCACCTGCGTATCCATAACCCCCCGCCATAGGTCCAAGAGAAGCAGTAAGTGCTCCAACATTTTGTAACGTTTGCATTGGCAAGTTGTACTGACCTGTAAAGTTTTGGTAGTTTAAATCCATTAGAGACTGTTGTCTGCCTCTACCTAATCCACCCATACCCATCTGTGATTGAATATCTTGTTGTTGTAGTTGTGGTAATAAACTAGCCATACCACCATACTGACTACCAAACCCGCTTAACGCTCCTGCTGTTTGTTGTCCTAAACCTGCTAATCCTTGACCACCTTGTAAACCCATGCCAAACTGTTGTTGACCAAGAGCACCCAGTTGTTGTCCTTGTTGTAGCTGATTACCGAATCTTTGTTGGTCTATATTAGAAACCTGTTGTCCTTGTTGTAACGTATTAGCAAAATTCTGTTGGTCTAAAGCACCTAGTTGTTGTCCTTGTTGTAACGTATTACCGAACCTTTGTTGGTCTAGTTGATTTAATCCTTGACCTCTTTGCATTTGATTATCTATTGCTGCTTGTTCTGAAGCATTTAATGCCTGACCTGTATTTAATTTAGCTTGTGCTAATTGTGCTTCTAAACTACCTAGTTGTTGTCCTCTAGCTAATTGGTTTTGAGCTTCTGTAGTAGAAAGATCGCCAAACTGTCGTCCTCTAGCCAATGCTGCTGAACCTTCTTGACCTGCGAAACCTCCTTCTTGACCTGCTATTCCTGCTTGTAAACCTGCAAGACCTTGTTGACGTCCTTGTTGTGCTTCGAATGCCTGTTGTGCTCTATTTGCTGCATCTTGATAACCACCACTACGGATAGCTCCTATTTGTTCAGCGGCTCCTCTTGCTGTATTTTCTGCAAGTTCGTCACGTCTCATTCTAGACCTAGCACCACCGAAAGCTCCAGCACTTACGGCTTCGTCTCTCATTCCCATGTCGCCTCTAGCTAACCCTTCTCTAACATCCTTCATAGTCTGTTCGACTACTTGATCTTCAAAAGGATTATAGAAATTAGATATTCCACTAGGGTCAAAACCACGTGCAGAACCGTAACCTGTTTGTTCAGCTCTACTTAAACCGCCTCTTGCTCCACCGTAATTAGGTCTTGCTGCTGCTGTTTCTGTTCTAGCTAAATCTAAATTAGGTGCACCTGCCCTTGTTAATTGTTGTGCTTCACTAAATCCAGGAACTCCTCCTTGAAGATAGTCTCTACCTGATTGACCAAATCGAGCACCTTCTATAAGTCCTCTACCTGATTGCTGTTGTTGAGCACCTCCAACCATGTTTCTTCCAGCCATGTTTTGCTGAGCATCCATGATCATGTTTCTACCGCTAGTATCAAATTGAGCGTTTTGAGTAAGACCTGCTCCTAAACTAGATAACCCTCTACCTTGTCCAAGACCCATAGAAATTTCGTCTTGTCCTCTAGCTAAAGCTCCTCTAGAAATACCCGAAGCTTCATCAAGTAATCCTTGTTGAGCTCCTAAATAAGGTCTGTAGCTGCCAATAGCAGAATCGGCAAGTTCCATACCGTATAGTTCTCTAGGATCAAAATCAGCAACTCGTTGACCTGTGTAGGTAAACGGGCTAGAGTCTGCTTCACCGTAGTTTTGAAACTGTTGTTTTAAAAACTGCTGTGCAAACGGGAATATATCCTGTTGTAAAAACTGCCCTATATACGGGGCGGGGGCTTGACTCGAATATTCTTGTTCTTCTCTACTAGCCATATCTCTTATTTCCCATTTCGTTAAATCTGTTTAAATTTGCAATACCTTTTGCATGACTACCATCACCCGCTGCATCAACAGCTGCTTTAGAAAGCATATACTCACCGTTACTTGCCATTACAGGTATTAAATCATCTTTTGAACCACCTGGACCGTACATAGCACCACCCGTAGGCATGAACATAGGTCTTTGTAGTGCGGAACCTTCGTTAGCAAATGTAACTGATGAACCTCCTACAGGGTTTCCTTTTAAAGATGACCTTCTTCTTTGAGCATTTCCAGGAAGTGTTTCTGTTTTAACTAAACTGCCTTTACGTTTATCGTCACCACCTAACAACCTATTAAAAATAGCCGTACCTATATCACCTAAACCACTGTACATAGCTTTAGACACCATAGGGTCTTGACTTTCTATGAACTGTTCTCCTTTTTGTAATCTAGAAAGCTCTAATTCAGGAAGTTCTGGAGGAGTTATTTCAGGACTTAAATCAGCAAACATTTGTTCTTCCATTAAATCTTCTGGTTTTGGCATTTCCATTTCAGAAAAATCTACGTCTGCAATAGATGACAATGAATCAGGTCTGTCTTCAGGCATAAAACCTTGTTCTTTTAATAAATCTAAAATACCTAATCCACCACCGTCTTGTCTTTTTAAATAACCGCCAACAGCCATACCTGCAATACCGTATTGGTCTAACTCAGATACATCTATTCCTGCTTCTTGTAGTTGTTGTAAAACCATGTCTTGTTGATTCGTTTCAGGACTAGTTAAATCCTCAGAACCAAAGTTTCCAAAGTCTTGAACTTGACTACCTGCGATGTCTGTGATTTCCATAGACGGTCCAGGACTTAATGAAGGAGAAGTACCACTACCTATTTGGGCGGGCATATCAGGATCACCAGCAATTTTGCTACTTATAACATTGGTTGCGACTCCTATAGCTGTTACTGTTGCTACTACTGCTAAACTCATATTAGTTGTTCCATAAGATTGTCTATCTGTTTTGTATCAAAACCTTTTAATGTTACTTCAGAAAAATCATCGAAAGTTATTTCAGCGACTGTTTCATCAACCGTTAAACAATCTGTTCTGTGTACTGTTATAAAAGTACACTCTTCGTGTACGTATAAAACTCTTTTTGTTCCTGCTTCTGTTATTCCATGAAACGGTGCTTTTATACGCTTTACTCCGTCTTCACCAAATATCGATATATCTCCTTTCATCAAAAAGAAAGGATGGTTTTTAGCATGTATCTTAGTAGATACTAAAGTATTTTTAGGAGCTACTGCTGTTCTTATGTATTGTCCGTCTGCGAAGTTGTGTGAAATAACTCCTTCTGCGTCCCCTTTGACCTGCTGATTCAATTCTTCGTTGTTGTTTTCTTTGCAATGTTTTGTAATAGCTTTTTCAAACTCTGTGATTTTATTTTGGAATTCGATTTTATTTTGTTTATAGTCAAAAAACTCACAAGCTTCTTGATAGGTAAGTTCAGGATTCTTAACTAAAGACAAAGACACTAGAATCTACTCCTAGTCTTTTGTTTCTTTCCTTTGGACGAGTAAGTATAGAAGTCAGAACGACGTCCTTTTTTCTTTAGATATGTCTTTTTATCCACTCCAACCATTGTTTCTCCTGCGTGCTTACACGTATTTGCGAGTTAAAGCTCATCTCGTAAACTGCAGCACAACGGCTGATACATTGATTATATATCAAAAAGTGTATATTTTTAAAGGTTTTTCTTTACCTTTTACTTTTATTGATTTTAACGGTTTTAAGTCAATACCGCAACTTTCTTTAGTTGTTTCCCCAATAAGTATATTTACACCTGCTTCTTTAGTAGCTGATTCGAGCCTAGCGGCTGTGTTTACAGGGTCGCCTATCGCTGTGTAATCGAATCTAGTGTCGCTTCCCATGTTGCCTATAATAGCTTCTCCCGTATTTACTCCGACACCTATCGCTATATCTAAATTAGATGACTCTATCTTGTCTTGTATCTCTTTAGCACAATAAACTGCTGCTTGTTCGTGGTGTTCTAAATCAATAGGTGCGTTAAAGATAGCCATCATTGCATCACCGATATACTTATCTACCATACCCCCATAACGTTTAACAGTATCAGACTGTATCGTTAATGCTTTGTTCATAATATCAGTAACTTCTTCAGGAGGAAGTTTCTCAGATAAAGAAGTGAAGCCTCTAACATCGGTAAATAGAAAAGTACACCTTCTTTTCTCTCCACCTAGTTTTAACAAATCAGGGTCTTCTTGTAAACGTTTTACTTGTCCTGGATCAAGGTAATGTTCAAACTGTTTCTTAATCTGTTCTCTTAATTTCCATTGTTCTCTAAACCTTAAATAGAAGGCTAAAGCCCCTGTTATAAACTGAGCTATTAAAGACCAAGTAACGTCTATTAATAAACCCGTCTGGATAGTGTAATATCCGTAGGAAGCCGTTAAAAGCCCCGTAATAACCGCTAAAAATATCCCCCACGTTATACCTAAATAACTAATAAAAACCCATATAAGGCTTACTGAGACTAAATAAATAACTAGTTCTAACGCTAAAGAGTAGTCGGGTATATAAGGACTGTTTTGTATCAATAATGATTCTGCTAAAGCCGCTTGTATTTTATGGGGTTCAAGTAAACCAACAGGAGTTGCGAGTTGAGGCATTACACCATTAGCGGTAACACCAACGAATACAAACTTACCGTTTACTTCCAT